TCCTATTTTTTTACCACTTTCGTCAAATAAAGTTGAGCTATTTGTATTAGCAGTTGGAATGTTAATCGTTGGAGGTGCTGGAACTGGAACGGAGGCAACAGCGGAAGCAGCTCCGCCACCACCGCCAGCGTCAAATTTAGTTGAAGCAATTTTAGCAATATTAGCAGCAGCAGCAACACCAACGATAACCGCTGTAACACCTTTTAGAATTGAACCGAATGGTTCAGGAATAATAGATTGAGCCGATAAAGCATTTACCACACCTTGTATTCCTGATATTGTAGCATTTGCAATAGATATACCTTTGTTTATATCAAATTGTTTCTTCGCTTGTTTTAATTCTTCTTCGCTACCTTTTTGTAAATTTTTAGTTTTGAAAAAGAAATAGCTATCTGATAAAGATTGCAATGAGCTATTTAAAGATTCAGCTGTACTTAATTGAGCGTTGTAATTAGTTTTAAACTCTTCTAGTTCTAATTTTCTTAAATTTTTTTTAAATTCAGAGTCTGATATTAAAATTGCTTTTTCTTCGCTATTTGATTCAGCAATAGCGTCAAGTTGCTCTTGTCTATCTAATTCTTCTTGTGCTTTCTTCTCTTCTGCTATTCTTTTGTCATCAGCATCTTGAGCTGCTTTATTAGCAGCTCTTATTTCTAAAGTTTTATTCCAAGCGTCTAATTCATCCTTTGCCTTATCTTCTAATAGTTTTTTGTCATTCGCTAATCTTTCATTATTAGCAGCTTTTAATTTATCATTCTTTTCTTTTTCAGCCGTTAAAGTAATTACGTTTTGTTGAGTAACCGCATTTTTAATAGATTCTAATTGACCAGTTAATAGTTTCTTTTGTTCATCATTTAAAACACCTCCTTGCTTAACGTACGCAATTGTTTGCTCAACTAAAGCCTTATTAGTATCAATGATAGCTTGTTGCTTTGCTATCTCTAAATCAACGGCACTTTTACCACTAGCTTTTGCAACTGCAATTTGTCTATCATATTCGGCTGTCTGTCCAGACAATGCTTCTTTTGATTTATTCGCATTTTCAACAGTAGCTTCACCCATAGCGTCTAGGGCTGTGTTTGTAAGTCCTAATGAATCAGTAAATTCGTTGACTAAATTTTTTATAGAAGTTATGATTTCTCCTACAAATTGTAACGATTTCGCAAGTATGCCGCTGCCTTTAGAAAGCTCCTCAAAGTTTTCTACTAAGTACATAACAGCTTGCACGATTAACCCAATACCTACGGCAGCTAATGCCGTTTTCATTGCAGTTAATCCTACTTTTACTTTATCAAAATCTAAATTACGTAATCCCTCACCTAATTGATTAAACCCCTCACTAGCTCTTTCAATTCCACTACCTTTTAACGATTTTGTGGAGTCGTTTAAATCATCTACTCTGTCTTTTAATTGTGAAACTTTTTTAGATGCTTTTACATATTCGTCCGAGCCTTCTCCAAAAGCAGATGCAGCTTTTAGTTGTTCGTCTTTAGCAGCTTTAATAGCATCCTTCAAATCCTTCATTGATTCGATAGACTGCTCACTGCCTTTTACTTCGACTTCTATCGCTACCTTTTTATCCTCTGCCATTTTCTAATTCTTTAATTAAATCTACATTGTTAGTAGCTGCAATGTCAACACACATTTGAATACACATTAACCCATCTATAACTACTTGACTTGGCTTGTCATTAAATAGCGATTCAATAAATTCTATTTTTTTCTTCATATTCTTATTTTTTCAATTAAACATTCCGTAACAATAACGCCAGTATTAGCATTAGAATATTGTAATTCCATTGTAAAATCTAATGTGTTAGCTATAGTTGTATTTATAGAGCTTGTACTTGCTGTTAAACAAAGTGATTCGGATAGTTTATAAAAAGTATTAGCTGCGTCTAGTTTAGTATAATTGATTGTTCCGTGCGACATAAAAGTTCCACTACTACCAACGGTTCTAACTGTTAGTAGTGCTTCAATTTCAAAATCTCTCAAATCAGGATTTGTATCTATAATTCCATTACAAGTATTTGTTTCTAAAGTAGTGCCATTAATTTTGAATCTAGTTTTAAAATAACCAACCACATCGGGAAAAACAAATATAGCTGCATAAACTCCTTTGATTTTTATTCTAATTACATCCCCAACGTTTAAACTACTAGCTGGTATAGTAACACTTCCTAATCCAGTTCCTATCAATGAAGATTCAGTAGTTGTATTAGTTACCGATTTATTTGCTGTTTGAACAAATAAAACATTTGTTTGTGAAGTTACTCCATTAATTACGTTGTAATTGCTAGTAGTTACATTAACATCATTTGAATTAATTACACTTACATTACTTACATTTTCTGCTACTGTTATGTTTTTCCCTGTTACCGTAACGTTTGAGCAACTTTCGGGAATATAAATATTTTCACCAACAGCTAAACAATTTTCTCCTAAATTAATTACATTCTTTCCAACGTTTAAACTTGTGTTTTGCCTAGCTAAAAAAGTTTCTTCCCCAATAGCAACAACTGTGCTTTCAGTAATATTAATATACTGAGGCGTAAAAATTTCAGCTTTAAATAATTTAATTAATTCGGCTTTAGTTGACGTTTCATTTATCGGTGAGTAATTTTCTAATTTATTGACAATCCAATAAGCATTGTCATTAAATATTTTTCTTCTAAAATTAAATTCGTTAATATCCTTTGAGTTAAGCCAAAGGTATTTACTCTCAAATCTCGAATTTCTGTTAGTTAAAGTTTCAATATAATATCTTTGAAAACGGTTGTAAAGGTTATTTGTAACCATATAAGTATTTATATAGTTGTAGAATAATTCCTTAGGTAATCCGAAGTTCAAATCAATCGTAGGATTAAAAGCATCGTCCATGTGTCCAGCGTACAAGTAGTCACTTGTAACTATGTCAGCATTTCCAAAGTCTTTATAAGTGTACGGGTTTACGGTTTGCTTAACACCGCCACATATAAGCAATCTAATATTAGGAATTATAGGTTTCTTAATTATAGAACCTTCGCTTTGTTCTTCTTTGTAAATTCGTGGGTGAGCTATTCCTAGCCCGTAGTTAGCGACATTAGGAGTTGGGCTAAAAATTAATTCAGTCTTTTTTTCATTCGTGCTAAAATCATTTTCATTTTCAATTCTTTCAGTACCAAATACCTCACCCCATTTACTTTTATACAACTCATTGTATTTGTCTTTATCTTCTTTATAAGAAAAAATATAACGCTTGCAATCTAATACATTAACATTAATTACTTTTTCTTTGTCTTCGTCCGTTTTCCCCTCGTAATTCAATACAGGCAAAGTATTGTAAAACTCGTCAAAAGGCTCTATAATTAAATTATTTTTATTATCAGGGTCTAAATCAAAGTAAAGATTAAAAGCTTTTATAACCGACATTAACAAATCTTTTTGCTTAATTTTAGTAGGCAAAGCGTTATTAACGTATAGTGTGTTACCTTCAGTTATTTCTTTTTTTGTAGCTAAAGAATAAAATGAAGTTTTACCAGCTCCACTAATCAATTCAATTGTTACTGTGCCTGTGCCTGTTGTAACTGGAACGTTTGAAGCGTTGTAATATGCTGTTGGATTAACTAATCTTAAATAACTTTGCGCTTCTATGTAATCACCAGCGGATAAAAATATTTCACCAGTTGCAACTTGATTAGTCCAAAAATAGTTAGTTGATATGTTAATATATAATATAGATGATTCAGGGAAAGATACAAAATTTTCAGCAGACAAATTAAACCAACCCACACCTCCATTGCCTGATTTTCTTATACGTTTACCGCTTTGATATAATAAAGAGGCTTTCGTTACAGTTGGGTCGGTATGCGTAAAACTAATTTTGTAATAGTCCGCCGCTGCTAAATTATAGTAGCCGCTTTGATTAATTATAGCGTAAGTACCTGCTACTTGAGAACCAGCGTCAAAGAAACCGTCGCTATTATTTTCATTAGGGTAGTTAACAGTTGTCCAACTAGCAGTAGCACTTCTAATACTGTTAGTATTCAAACCACAGTAAAACTGTCTATTATTTAATTGCGTTTGGTCTAAAGCTATATTAATTAAATTAGGATAAATGATATACTTCTTAAATTCGGCACTATCTAAAAAAGAACTTGTGAATGTGTAACCAGCCTTTGTTATAATTTTTTGGATATATTCTCTCAAATGTAAGCAAGGCAAAAAGTCGGACGTTCTCCATGAGACGTCGGAACCTCCGTTACTTCCTTTGTCAATAAATGGGTATAAAACCCCTACACCTGTGCCATAATTAGAGCGTGTCGATATTTGATTCGCTCTAGTATAAGCGTGGTTGTAAGCACTAAAATCTAAATCATCGTTGCTGTCAGGGTTTCCAGTTATTAGTTTTTCTCCAATTGACAAAAAAACATTCCCCGTTTCTCCAATAATAGAACATTCATAGCTTACACGTCCACTTGGATTAACTAATATTTTCAATAGTTGTAAGCTACCTTCAAAATTTAGAATCTCATTTACAAAGTATTTGCAAGGCGTTTTTAAATTCTTATTAAAATACTGTGTCGAAATGTTTACCTCAAAAATATTTTCAAAGCATTTATTAATTTCATTTGTCGCATCAATTGAAATGGTTAAACTCCTAGATGCTTTACGTGCGCTCGGGTCACGAACATCCGCTATATTAAAATTAATTGATACGGGTATATTATCATTAAACGGTTGGGTTTGTAAGCCCGTACCATCTGCGTTGTATATCTCTAGTCTAGTTGATACCATTATAAACCTCTTTGTCTAGTTTCTTGAACGTCATATTCGCAAGTAATTTTCATGCTAATCAAAGGGTCTGTAAAGCCTTTGTTCATTGACATACTTGAATCAGTTAATGTGAATGATTTGTAAACGTTGTTACTGTCAACTATCCATTTAACAGGGCTATCCCAAAGCTCTTCTAAAGCATCTAATTGTTCAGGTGTAATCCAATTAGTGTTTAAAACAATTTGTTTAGTTGATTTTGTGCTAACTGTTTTTACCTCAGCATCCCAAATATTACTACTGTATATTCCACTATTTAATCTCTTGGGATTAAGCCTAACTGTATTGTCTTTTTTGTTTAAAGTAATAGAGCTGATCATCTCAAAATTAAATCTTTGGATGTTTCCATTACGCTTTAAATATTGAACTGTGTACTTATCGTACTTTGTATGTAAATCAGTAAACGTATAAGTGCTTGAATAGTACACGGTAGTTGCATTTAAAATGGCTACCTCAACATACCAGCCATCTAAAGGAGTGTAACCATTAGCTACTAATGTCTTATAGCCTATATTAGCATAGTAAATAAAATTATTAGTAGTTGGAATAGATAGTGTAATTGTACCTTGCAATACAGCTAATTGGTTATAAACCCTTAGTCTTATTGACGTACAATTGTTTCTGAAAAAATGAATCCAAATATCATTCTTAACGTCTGCTAATATTTCAGGATTGTTGTATTCTAAATTAACAGAGCTTAGTAGCTTAACATTAGTAGATGCTGAAACATAGTTTAGATAATTATAAGCTCTAAAATCATCGTCATTTAAACAGGCGTCAAATGCTATGTAACTAATACTAGTTGTTGTTTGAACCACTCCGTTGTAATATTCTCTAACTGTTATCACAACACTACAACTCTTTCCATTTGCGTATTCACAAGTAACGCTTGTCGGGTTAAAGTAATCTCTAGTTATATAATTTTGTACAATTTCTCTAGGGTCGTAAACTAAGTACCCATCAGGTCTAGGCAATATGTCATTTACAATAGTAATTCCGCCGTTTACTTGAACTAGAACAATATACTTAAAATCAGCAACGGCAACTTGGTTAGAGCTATATACAATAGTTTGGTCGTTGTATGCAGGTGTGTATGCTTGAGGTGATGAATAATAAAATAATGCCATTTTTATTTACTAATATTAATTATTAACTCTGACTTTAAAAGTTCAGATAATTTTTCTTCTAATTCTTTTAACCTACCGTCATTTATAACCTCATCAAAAAAGTGAGTAGGCTCTAAACTCTTTTTTTGCAAAGACCTTGCAACTAAATATCCTGCTGCTTTCTTTGCCCTATCAAATGGCATCTTCTTTAAAGTTTTTAAGTTTTTGCGCTCTGATAGTTTTTGTTTTTCTTTTCTTTTTTCTAAATCACTAATTCTTATTTTTTTAGCCAGTCCCCTTGTTGCACTCCATTCGGCTATCTTAGATTGCCCTTCCTCACTTACATTACTAGCTTTGCGTCCATCATTAACAACTTCCCAGTAATCGTTCATTGTCAATTTAGCTTTAATCATTCCCTTGTCGAATATCGCTGGAGGGGCAGCAACTGAAGCCCATAAACGGCTCTTTACTTTTTTGCCATTATGTTTATTAGCCCTTTCGTCTAATTTATTTTGCAAAGAACTCCTTGTATCAATTACTAGCTTTTCGTTAAATTCATCTAAAAGCTCTTTTATCTTTTCATTTAGACCCATTTAATGCTATTTCAAATTTTCCTTTGTCCTTTAAAAAAGCTAACTTATTATAAAATCTAAGTATGCTCCATTCGTAAATTTCATCTTCACTAACACCACTATCTGCAACGCAAAGGCTCACGGAATATTCCCACCCCCAGTTTTCAAGAAAGTCTGAAACCCTTTGTCTTCCATCATAGTCTTCATGTGCGCTTGTATTAGTTCGTTTTGTTTCTGTAAACAAACCTCTATAATTTTTGCGTAACGTTTGAATAATTTTGAATAAAAAAAAACAGCCCCAAATGAATCTTTTAATTTACTTTTCTTAAACAACTCAACATTCTTTTGATGATTTTCCTGCTTGTACTTCCAACCAAATAGAGTTAATTCTTTGTGAGATAGTGCCATTAATTCAGGCAGACATTTAATGTAATCGCCATTGTTAGCTTTAAGAATATTAGCGACATCTATCTGTTGAGCAGTCGTGTAATCACTAATTTCTTTAATGTATTTGAATTTTTTAAAACCAATCCAAAACGAATCACAACATTGAATCTCTTTTAAAGGTTCAATCAAAAAAATTGAATCCAATAATATTTCGTATTTTTCTTTAGAACTTAAAGATTGAATGTACCCTAATTTTTCGCCCGATAAAATAGCAAGGCGTTTATCGCTTTTATTTTCTTTTGATAAAGCTGAATTACTTTTAAGTGCCTCAAGTTCTTGAAATTGTGAGACAGTTAAATCTTCATATCGCTTAGGTACTTTCATAAACATATATACAATTAATTTTAATTTTTACAACTAATGGACAATGAATGTTGATTTTTTAAGGCGGTTTAAGGCAACGTAACGAATAGCATCCATAGCGTGGTCATTTTGTTTTAATGGTTCGTTTATCGCTTTGCCATTTTTATCCGTTGCCCATCTATAGGTTCTAAATTCTTTGATAGTATTGATACTTCGTTTAGTTACAAAAATTTCGTGTGATTGAAGTTCTGATATACCATTTCTAATTCCGTCATCCCCCTTTTTTGCTTTCTCCGTTCTAAACCCTGCCCTCCTTATATCTTCTATTGTTTTAGGCTCCGCACAATCAATAACAATCATTTGATGTTTAGGTACATTTAATTCGTTTAAACGTGCTATTATATCACTATTGACTAACCCTGTTTGATAAATTAATTCATCAATATACAACGCCTTGTTGTATCTATAAACAGCTATTAAAGTAGTAGAGCTATTAGTAAACCCTAAATCCATGCCGTAAGCTATAAACTCAGCATCTTCAGGTATTTCATCACAAACAGTCCAATTCTCGAATATCACTCCTATTAAGTTGCCTATATTACCTAGCCCGTAAACTTGCCATAGATTAGCCCAGTAAGTATTCTTAATGCTACCATCTTCATTGTAGCCTTGCTTGTAATAGTTCAAAATCTCATCTCGCTCACCTTCCTTTAAACACTCATTATCTTTAAATGTTAATTGAATGAAGTCGCAGTCGGGGCGTGGCAGTATGTCGGTATCGACATAAAACTCTGAATCTGGGTTATAATCTAAGTAAATCTTATCAGACCTCGAAGCCATTTGTCTAAACGTTTCCTGATTAACTTTATTAACCTCATTAAAGTAGACAACGTGTGAACGTAAGCCCTTACCTACGTCTTCTTTGTCTAATCCTAAAAATTTAATAGTTGATCCATTTGGGTACTTATATAATGTTCCTGCAAGAAAATTATCCTGATTAAATATTCCTGCTTCACTCATTATTGTTACAAAATCCTTTATAACGGTTTCCCTCATCTTTGTAAGCTCGGCACTTACTATATAAATATTCCTATTAGCCTTACTACTAGCATGGTTAATAAGAATAGTTAATATGCTAAATGTTTTTGACGAACCTTGCCCACCCCTAACAGCTACATACTTTTTTGTTAGAGCGCAAATTTTTCTTAATGCTGTTGTTGATTTGAGTGGCATATCTTATGTATTTGACTTCGTAGTCTACTTGTAATATCTATTTTTTTAATATACAATTGTCCGCCTATTCCAATTTGTGGAGTTTCTGAAAAATACAACTCTGTTTGTTCATTTTGGAATAAACGATATGATAAATATATTTTAAATGATTTAAAAAAATGATACTTATCATTTCCAATATAGTGTCTATAAGTATTTTTCATTAATCCATTGGTTTCTCTATAGGGTCTATGTTTAGAATAGATACATTAGTGTTTTCGGTTTGCAGCCTATCAGTCCAGCCAAGTTTATTTTTAGCGTAGAATATTCCTTTTCCTTCATTTGCCACAATATCAGCCGCTAATGCTTGGAAAAGTTCGTCAATCTTTTTTATAGTGTCCCGTTTTTGCTCACAATCTCCTTTACGCCACTCGTAATAAGTATTCCTTCCTATTGTATCCAACTTCAATAAAGGCAGCCATATATTAAGAAAATAGGCTATTGTAGGTATGTGCCTATCTTCAATTTTAACTATCTTACCCGAACCAGTTGCCACTTCTTTAGTGTGTGACAAACATTCTTTAATGTACGCATCTGCATACTCAGGTAGTGATTTTATGAATTCAATTGATTTTGCCATTATTGACACTCATTACAGTTATTCTTAATTTCAACACTTAAATTTAACCCATTAGTTATTCCTTGGTTATAAGTGTCTTGATATTCCTTTTCGGTTTTACAACATTTAAAAAATGCTTTTCCGTAATTCATTTGATAAAAGCACCATACTTTAGTTGGTTTAGTTGTTGCCGTACTGCTTGGAGCAGTTGATTTTTTTTGACATCCTACGAATAGGATTAATAATAATAAATACTTCATTACTTTAAATCTTTATATTTTAGTAATTCTTTACAAATTGGACATTTAACACCTTGTGTATCAATTTTTGAAACATCAATACTTTGTGTATCTTCAAATTGTACTATACTACCACATAATGTGTGTATTAATAATAACTTCATTACTTTTTCTTTTTAACTGGTTCTGAATTTTCAAGCGAATTAATATAAGCTAATATAATTTTAAAAGTATCTTTAAATTTATTCTCGCAAGTTGAGCAACCTACTAATACTTCAGCTGTACTATCTATTTTAGAATACGCTTCCAAAACATCTTTAACAACTTGTTGGCTTTCGTCTGGGCGTATAATATCCCTTGCAACTAATTCAATAAATCCTTTGTGTTTTAATAATGTTTCCATTTTACTTTAATTTTTCTCTTAATTCTTTTTTAAATTTATTATTTTCATAAATCAATTTTCTTTGGTTAATTCCTAAATCACTAGCTATTTTCCTTGTGCTAGTAACAACTGATTTGAAGAGTACCTCAGCTTTAAACTTATCTGACTTCGCAAACTTAACAGCCTTCTTGAACTTTATATCAATATCGTGGTTATATACTTCGCTCTCAATTGGCATATCTTTTAACTCAACAAAATTATTTTTTTCGGCTAATACATTCTTAGTATTAATTAGTGTGTTAGCCTTTAGTCTATGTGAGTTAATTGTTTTAATCGTTAACACACAATAGCCGATAAACATTGCATCTTCGTACTTTTTCAACAAAAAATCTTCGTCCTTTTCACATAAATAAAGCATAACCTCTTGGAACATATCATGCTGAATTTCTCTATAATTGCACAATTTAGCCGTCAAATTTCTAAGCATCTTAGAATTACTAGCTAATATAAGCAACCTTTCTTTATCCATTTATTTTACAAATATAACAAATAATCTATCAATTCTAAAATAATTACATTGATAATCAATACTTTACATATTTATTACAAAATATTTACACTTTTTTTACATTTGTATTGAAATTATATGTATTTTTACATCATGAAAACATTAGCATCTAAATTATCAAACAATAATATTTTAGTAAATAAAGCATCTTATTATTTTAATATCGGTAAATCAACTGTTAGAGTTAGTAATCATTTGCCAAATAGAAGTAACTGGGAAAATAATGAAAATTTAGAAGAAAAAGTATTTATTTTCATTAACGAAAACAACGACTTAAATGATACTAAAATAGAAAAATATTTAGAGAATGAGTTTGGCTCTGAGTTTACATGGTTTCTTTTTGACACAGAAGAGGAGGCTATTGAAAGTATTAATTATGTTAAATCACAATTATAATATGAAAATACCACAAAAAATAATGAAAAAAAAAGAGAGGGGCGACATTATGGCTATTGTTAAGTTTAGTGGACTATCACGCCCAACGGTTACAAATGCTATGAAGTCGGGCACTGGAAGCCGAAAAACAGTAACGGCAATTATTAACTATTACATTAACATTTAAAAATATGGCAAAATTAAAACAAAAAAAATTAAACGATATTAGTGTCGATACTGTAACTATTCAAGACGAAAAGTTTATAACTATTCACCAAGACGGAAAAAGTATTTTTTTAGAACATGGTAAAATAATAGATTTTTTAAAAACAGTTAATCAATTTAAGTAATGAAATACGAAAGAATATTTAACACGCCAATTTTTAAAGATGAACCACCTGAAACACCTCACTTTAGATGTGGTTGGTGCTTAGAAGATACAACGGATGAAAGTACTATCCACTTTGACCATACAATTAACGGTAATATCTGTTTAGGCTGCTTAGAAAATGAAGATCACCAAATGGTGTTAGGAATGGACGTTCACCAATTTAGAAACTACAAAACGAAAGTATTAAAATCAAATCCAGTTGAATTATGAATTTAATAATACCAACAATCATGCTAATATCAATAGTTTGGATTAGCTTCAAAACCTTTAAAAACAAATAAAATGGAAAACAACGAAGTTCAAAAACTAATGGAGGAATATGCTAATAAAAGAACGGCAACAATAGGCTATTTTGTAATTTCAATTGCAGTTATAATGGTACTAGGAATATTTTTATGCGTAACAAAAGCCGAAAACAATCTATTGAAAGGAAAAGCTCACAATGATAGTTTAGCATTTCAATCTTTAAAAAATAATCTTTTAGAAGCTAAATAATGAAATACTCGGAATCAATTAAAGAACAAAGCCAATTACTTATCAATAAAATAGGCAATTTGGAACATAGAATGATTAGTGGTGATAATACAGTAACAATGTTTGATTTAATGGCAGAAACCCATAAACTTCTTAATATCACTAAACCAATATTGAAAGCACCTCAAACTAATACACATCAAAATTTATACTAATGGACTCAAAAAAATTACAAATAGAATCATTAATTTTAGTAGCTTTAGCTAAGAACTTTAATGAACAAGGTACTTACTTAATAGGTGAATTGAAAGCACAAACTAAGTTTAACTTTAATGTAGCGATGAACGCCACTAATAATTTCGTAAAAGGAATTGAAAAAGGACTTTTGCCGGACGAAGCTAAATTTTTAGAAGATTTAGTAGTAGTTATGAATGATGCACTTTACCACATGAGATTAGACTTAGAAAAACAATCAGATAATATAAACCAAAAAAACAAATAAAAATGGGAGCAATCGCAACAATCAGTATCGACTTAAACAAATTAGACAAGTCAAAAATCGTTCACGGGAAAAACGGGGCGCAGTATTACAATCTTAACATAAGTGTAAATGACCAGACAGACCAGTATGGTAACAACATACAAGTAACGGAACCACAAACTAAAGAGCAAAGGGAAGCTAAAGCGCCTAGAGTATTTTATGGGAATGGAGCTATTAGATGGACTGATGGAGTTATTAAAGTAGCTGAAACTAAACCTAAATTTTAACTATGAAAAATCTATTTAAAAACTTAGCAGCATTTCAACAAGAAGTACCAGTAATTCACAAAGGAACGCAAGGCTATGGCTACAGCTATGCTAATCTGGCAACTATCTTTGAAGTAATTAATCCACTGCTAAAAAAGCATGGTTTAGGCTTTACACAATTAGTCGGACATAATGAAATCAAAACAATCATCTTTGATATTCAAAGCGGTGAAACGATTGAAAGTAATACATTAATTCCGCAAAGTGTACAATTAAAAGGCATGAATGATTTTCAAGTATTAGGCAGTGCCATTACTTATATTCGTAGATATGCGTTATCTAGTTCTTTAGGCTTAATTACTGATAAAGATACCGATGCAAGTGGTGAACAAGTTAAAACTACGACTAAATCACCCGAACCCACAGTTGACGAAGTAAACGCTAAGATAATTAACGCTAAAACATTAGCTGAGTTAAAAACAATGTTTGAAGCATTACCACCGAATGAGCAAAAAATAGCCGTTCCAATGAAAGAAAAACTAAAAGCGACTTTGAAATGAACCTAGCAAATTTAACATTAAGTGAAAGCGACTATCAATCGCTTTTACTTAACGGTGCTTTTGACGGCATTAAATTAATTTCTGTTAAAATACTGCCCGATGACACCGAAATCAAAGATGAGCCAATTTATAAAGAATTGCAAAAAAAGTATGTAAAAGCTCGAAACGAGTTTGAAGATTATAAATTTAAAATGACTACTAATAAGTAAAAAGAAAGCCGCCTAATAAGTGGCTTTTTTAGTTAGAATGTTTGTTCTATAATTCCTTTATAAAACATTAGGAAATTATCAAAATCAGTGGCTATAAAATAAACACCTCCAGCTTTTTCAATCATTTCTTGATACTTTTTTTGAGCATCAGATTGTCTATCTTTACCTATCTTAACTTCAATCTTAATAGAACGTCCTTTAATAGTTGCTGAAATATCTGCACTACCATTTGTTCCACTGCCTTTAATATATTTACCACTACCTATCTTTTTTCTATTACCTAATACATCAGTAACTATTTTAGAGTTATCAATATAACGTCCAGTTGTAGATATACGTTCTGCTTGCCATCCATTAAGATTTAACCAATGTACTATACATTTAGTTAATCCATTTGCAGTCTTATCTGTATAGACTTTTTTAGGTACATAATCTTTAGGAATTTTAGTATTAGAACATCTAATATTCCAATCTAAGTCTTGTAGTGTTTGTATAGATAACTTTTGTTTAGCCATTTTTCTTTAGGTATTTACGTTTAAAATATTTCATAGGCATAGTTTTTACTTCACCATTAATCTCAAATATAACTAATTGAGTATCATTACTAGAATATGTCTTTATTATCTTTGGCATCATGATTATTATTTTTAATTACTATCCAACGCCCATCCTGAGAACGTCCTTTCTCTAATTCAAATCCATTAAATTTACAATAAGTTTCAATCCATTGGTTAAACCTCTTATTACTTAACCATTTTAAATAATCCTTATATTCATTTGTAAACTCATTAAATAAATAAGTAGTTGTTATCCTATTATTAAATACAATAGCATCTGATTCATTAACCCATTCATAAAAATCATGAGAGGTTTCTTTAATAAATTTACGAATATCTAAGTTCTTAAATTCATGAGCTACTAAACCATTTACTAAATACATTTGTAAACAAGTTAGCATATAATTATAAAACTTTAACCATTCTTTAGAATCCCATTCATCAAATAACATCCTACCAAATTCATTTAATGGAGTGTGTTTTGAGTTAAAATATGCACTAAATTCAAGCTCCCATTTTCTACGTTCAAACGAGCCACCAACTCCACCAAGTGTATAGTTAGTTGTTATAATAATCTTAGGGCTTTTAGATACTGGTATTTTAATAGCATCTTTATTTTTCTTTTCTAATGTAATACCCTCAGTAATAACACTAAATAGATTTTCAAATTTAAAGTTCTTTTGTACGTCATCAAATACTAATATTTGAGTATCGGCTGAAACTGTTTGATAAGGAAACGACTTTTCAAAACTAAATGATTTACCATTAATATCTGATAGTCTTTTTACTTTACTTAAAGCATTCCAAAATATACCCTTACCAGAGCCACCGTTTGGATTTTCAGATATTGTTTCATCATTTAATATAACAGCCTTATTGTTAGCCGAAGTCTTAAAAGAGTGCATTAAATATCCTATTGTAGATGTTAAAGCGTTTATCCTTTGCTCGTCATTATCAGATACTAATTCAATAAACTTACTAAAATCGCATTCAATATCTTTAGTTACTTTAAAATCAAAATCTATAATATGTTTTTTCCATACAAACCCATCTAAATTAAGATAATCAATTATATTTATTCCAGTTGCAGAAACCTCAACAGCTCCATTTCTAAAGTAAATATAGGCACTTGTTAATGTATCTTCTTTAAAATGTATATTTGTTTCATCTAATATATTTAGATAGTCATCTTTAAAGTATTTAGGAGTTCCAGCCATTAACTCATAAACTCTATTTTCACCTAACTTTAATAACTCAGTTAATACAAAATCTTTAATTTTAACCTCAGATGTGTTATCAATTAGATTATTAGTAACCTTAACAAATATAAAGTTATCAGATCCATCTGGATAGTATTTATAAAATCCATAAGATTCAAGCCATAATTTATAATTATAATTATCAACTATAACCCTACCTTTTTTATCATACGTCCAAAAATCATTTTTTGTAATTTCTTCTTTAATTTCATCTAATACCCTATCATCTATATTAGGTATTTTTTCTTTTATTTCTTTAGCACTCTTCCCAGACTTTATTTGTTTATATACAGCTTTTAAAGTTTCGGCATCTTCAAAATACTTCATACCATGATTAGCTTTACCTTTAGAATATGCTGAACGAATTACCTTATCTATTTCATCCTGAGTAAAATCTGATTGAATAAACTGATTACAAAATCTGCTTGTTTCAATCTCACTAACTCCATAATCATTAAAAGAACTAACTAAAATAAATAAGTTATTGTTTCTTTTACCTTTAGTCATGCTATGGTCTTTACAAAACCAAGCCCATAAACGTTTTATTATTTCAGATTCATTTTCTAATTTAATTACTGGTGGCTTATCTCTATAATCAAATTGTTGGTTTTCTAACTTTTCAGTCCATTGTTTACTGTCTAAATTTATATAAATATTAGGGTCGTATGATTCAAAACAAATACGGCTAATGTTTTTAGATGTAGTATCAAAATGATTATTATTATAGTACTTTTCTAAAGCATCAAAATATAGTTTATGGTTATCAATATCTTTAGGTATTTTAACTATAACTTTCATACCATTACCACTAGGTGAGGTAAAAACAGAATAGGTATATTCATCATTCTCTAACTTCATTCTATCGGTTAAAAAAGTATCTTCATCTTCATACTTATCAAAATCTAAGCAAATAAACCCAGAGTGTTCAATGATTGAATTATCTGCACGTTTATTAAAAGTACCACTAAAACAAATAGCTGGTAATTGTTTCTTTATATCGTTTGCATTTTCCTTATTAGCCCTAACTTTTAATACAGTTTCTTTAGATACTCCTTTTTTTATTCTATCTAAAATAACATCTATTTCTTTAAAAAATGGTGTATTTGTTTGAGCTAAATTCTTAAATATTGTAACCATATATTTTTGTGTTTTGTAGTAACGTTAATACTTGGTCATCTAATTTAACCCATTTAATCCACTTATCAGATTCATCATACAAACCTATCATAGTAACTTCAATATTGTTACCATAGGTACTTTTGATCAGTTTAATTTTTTTGATTTTTAAATACATAGCAATAAAAAACCCCCTATTAATAACACAAACCGCCAAGTAAAGTTGTTAAAAATAGAGGGTACTTTATAAAAGTTTCTTTTCTCATGGCAGTTAATAAATGCAAATTTAATAAATAATAGATTAATATACAAAAATTTAACAAATTATTTTAATATTTAGAATGATTATAAATAATAATGTACGTTTGACTATAAAAATGTACGTTTAATGTACGTTTGTATGTACGTTCAAACCGTTGGTATTATTAGAAAATGTACGTTATGTACGTTTGATTTTGATTTTTTGAAAATAAATTTTTTAAGTTTTGAATATTATATAAGATATAGGTAGTAGTATTTTTTTTACATGGTACATTTTTGTTTTTTAATATAATTTTATACATTTTTTAAATTAATCTAATTGATTTTCAACACTTTACAAAAATAATGTAAAATATATTTGTGTACATTAAATGTATTGTGTACATTTGTAATCAGATAACAACAATTAAAAATAATATTATGAAAATTAACGGTGTATCAATAGGGGATAAATTTAAAAAAGGTAACATAATTAATGAGGTTGTGGATTTTTACGAATTAAAAAGCTTAAAAACTGGTACTGTTATCGGTTACAATTGCATAGCTAAAGGTGTAGGTACTATTTCTGAAAATGTATTTGAAGTGCCATTTGCAACTGTAATGAGATTTAAATTATAAAATTAAAAAAATATTGGAATGAAAAATTACAAATTAATATTCGAGGATAAAAAAGGAAACGAATTGACTTCAAAAAATATTGAAGCTAAAAACAAAATAGAAGCTAAAAAAATAGCTGATAATTTAAAGGCAAATAGTATGCTAAATGATTTACATAAAATAGTGATAAAATAATTATGAAAAAAATAGGTGTACTACAAGTTGATGGTAAATTCCCAAATTTAGCGTTAATGAAAATATGTGGATATTACGAATCCATTGGGTATGAAGTTGAACATTATAAAGGAAATATGTTCGTAGATGAATATGAACATATTTACGCAAGTAAAATGTTTAGTTTTTCTGAAATGCCAAATTTACCTAGTGAAAAAAGCAGTATTGGAGGCACAGGAATTGATTTTTTTAATAAAATGCCAAAGCATTTCGAGGATGCGACACCTTCATATTCATTGTATAAAGACTGCAATTACCATTTAGGCTTTTCAATGAAAGGATGCCGTTTTAATTGTAAATTTTGCTGTGTTCCAAAAAAAGAAGGTAAACCGTATAATTATAATTCAATAGATGAAATATTAATTAATCCAAACGGAGGTGATAGATTAATGTTATTGGATAATGATTTCTTTGGTGGAGAAAATTGGAAGGGAAATTTAGAAAGGATTATTGAATTAAAATTAAAAGTTTGTTTTATTCAAGGGCTTAATATTAGGATTATAACAAAAGAACAGGCAGAATTATTAGCTAAATGTAGATATTTTAATTCTGGATTTAAAGGACAGTATTTAACTTTTGCATGGGATAAATTCAAAGACGAAAAAATAATTATGAAAGGGATTGAAATATGCAATAATGCTGGAATCCCTACAAAAAAAATGCAGTTTTTTGTTTTAATTGGTTTTGATACTACTCCAGAACAAGACCTTCACAGATTATATTTATTAAAAAAAATGGGTGCAATGCCTTACGCAATGCCTTATAATAAAAAAGACCCATATCAAAGAAGTATATGTAATTATGTTAATGGTTTTAGAAGAGTTATTTTTAATAATAATACTTATGAAGAGTATTTAAAAATGGCAGAAAGAAAATTTAAAGTATTAACTAAATATGAAAATCAAACAGAATTATTTAATAACTAAACAATAATGAAAAAATCAAAACGAATAGAATTAACTGAAGACACAATTAAAGTATTGGCAAAAAGAGCTATTGATCACGGCACTGTATTTAAACTTTATGTTGAAAAAATTTTGGAAAATTTAGCTAAAGAAAAAAAATAATGAGAAAATTTAGCCGATTGAAGTAAATAAATTAGTAACAAGCAAATTAGATTATCAAATTATGAGAAATATTAATGATAAAGTAGGAACTAAGGCTACTGTGCTTATTTGTGATTGTAGTAGCCGTGAACATCAGATTATAATTGAACACGATAATGAATATAACTTAACCTACTGTCATATTCATTTGGTAAAAAACGGCTTTTGGCGCAGATTGAAAGCTGGATTAAAATACATATTTGGCTATAAATGCAGATATGGGCAATGGGATGAATTTATATTGAAGCCTGAACATGCTAACAAGCTTCGTGAATTATCTGATTTGTTGTCTAAGCATAGCAGGTAACAGTAGG